GAACATGTGCGCGGACACCTTGAAGGTGTCGCCGGGCAGCGCCTCGTCGACGAAGATCGGGATCAGGAGACCCGAGTCGAAGGTGGTCTTGTGACCGTGCGAGCGGTTGAAGGTGGACCGGGGGATATCCGCTCGGGGGACCTGGGAGAAGGTGTAGTCGCTCACGCGGTGTGCTCCTTTTGGGGGATGTTGTTGGACTGACGTTTTTCGGGTTTGGTGTCAGTCCGACCAATTGGAATCAAGGAACCAATTGGTCGGACTGTCTAGCTTTTTAGCTGTACCCTGTCGGGTATGGGTGAATTACGACCCCCTCCTTTTTGGGGAGGAGGATGAAGAGGCGTTAAGAGGGGGAGGGGGCCGGTGTGGAGCCCGCTGGCGGGCTCTGAGGGGCGGCCGGAGCGGCCGCCGGGGTGACGGGGGTTGTTGCGGCCCGGAGAAGCCCGTGCCGCTCCGCCTCGTCCTTGTTGGCGGGGTCTGCGACCCACACCAGGAACTCGGCGGGGTTGTTGTGGAGCTTCTGTCGGAGGGATGCCGGGAGAGTCGAGAAGAGCTCCCGGGCTGACAGGAAGCGCTGTTGCGCTTCCAGGAAGTCTCCGACATTCATGAAGTCTCCGTACATGGGCCGACGCGGATTACCGGAGGGAAGGATTCCCTTATTCACGTACCGGCGCATGATGGTGTTGATGTTGGACTCGGCCAGGAACTCCTGAGAGGTTGCCGAGATCGAAGAGGCGAAGTTGACTTGCCCGGCGGTGAGGTCTCGCCCGTCGAGTCCCAGGACGCGTTCGACCATGGTCTTGAAGCGCATGGGTCAGGCGTCCTTGAGCAGCTGCAGCTGGGCGGAGGGGCGCCGGTACTGGTCACCGGCGCCGAAGTAGACGGGCTTGATGACGTCGAAGGTGCCTTCCTCATCGTTGAAGTTGGAGAGGTGCACCAGCTGGTAGTCGCCGGGGTACTTGGAGGGCATCGAGCGTTCGTCGTTGACGAGCTCGGTGAAGTTGCGGACCGCCTCGCCGGTGTGACGGCAGTAGAAGGGGGGGCCGAAGAGGTGGGACTTGGTGTCGAGGATGGAGAACACGAGGTAAGTCACAGTTGCTTCCTTTCGGAATAGGTTTTGAGGCGATGGGTTGCGTTTCGTTCACGGACTCTTAGACGCGCAGGCTTGTTGTTCGCGTTGCTTGAGGATGCCAGCTTGCGAGCGTCCTTGATGCTTAGAAACAGGTCCTCATCTAGTTTTTCCAGTTTGCTGTCGTAGAACTTGGGTGGCTTGACCTCTCGTGACTCCACGAGACACGAGTCCCGCATGTAGATTTCGGCGTGATACTGATCGAAGAAGCCGGAGCCGATGCCTGGGCGCCGACTCATGGTGAGGTACTCCGGGACGCGGCCCTGATACCAGTTTTCGGCTTCGGGACCGTAGATTTTCTTCATGGCGTACCGCGCAACGTAGGACGCGGACGCGAAGGAGACGGTTCCGATTTGGCAGGCTCCGTGCCCCCAGAGGCGGTCGAGGGTTTCGGAGGTGTAACGCAGATGTTGAGCGTTACGGTTCCACACGCGCTGATCAGGAAACCGAAGGTTGAACAGAATAGCGTGGTGGTGAGGGCGGAACGTGCGTTCGCCATATTCGCCGCATTGGAAGAAGCGGATCCCGTCGCCAAAGGCTTTCCGGAGCCGCTTCATGAAGAGTTGGAAGTGTGGCGGGTGGAGAGAGGGAATGCCGTCGTCGGCCCCCGGGAGGAGTGCCAGCTGGTCGTCGTCGTAGGTGAAGGTGACGAAGGCGTTATCCTCGTGCAGTTTCGACTCATGCATGCATCGCAGCGCCCATTGGCGAGAGCGTTCGAGGCGGCAGCCGAGGCACCGACCGCAAGGAATCTCGGTCTTGAGGTCCGAAGCGCCGTCCCGCACGTTGAACACGATGGAGCGCTTCCCCGAGGCATTGACGGTTCTAGAGAACCACCCGGGGAGCGGATGATAGCAGGGCATCGGACATGGGCTGTTTAGAGCCGGATGCCGCCGCGCATGGGGCCGGTCTGGATGTTCTTGCGGTGCGTCTTGCTGGCGGTACGGGAGAACTCCCGACGCGCCGAGCGGCTGTTGTTGGGCTTGCGGTTGCGCATGGTCAGTACCTGATGTGTTCGGTGAAGGGTGACGGCGGGGGCTCTGACTTGAAGTAGCTCGGTGAGTAGCCCGCGCCTTTTTCTGCTACGGGGACGACGGTGTTGGGTGTGTGGGTGGCCTTATTTTTGCGCCCCCCTTGCCCGGAGGGCGCTGGCCGGGCCGGTGACGAGGCCCGGCGAGAGGATGCGAGGAAGGATGGTGTCCAGGATGAAGGTGCCCACGGGGCCGATGGCGTCCCACATGGGCTTGAGGGCTTCCGCCTTGGCTTTGTTGGCCTCGATCTGTCGGATTTCCTCCTTGGTGAGGTTGAGGTCCTCGGCCATTTGTTCGGTCACGATGGACTGCCGCAGGACGTCCTGCTGCTTTACGAGGTTGTCCAGGTAGGCCCCGTGGGCCTGTTGACGCGTGACCATCTGCTGGTACGCGGTCGATTCCAGCTGGGCCGCCAGCTGGGCACGGGTGAGCTTCGCCTGGGCGGCGCTGCTGATGCCGGCGCCGACGCCGGCGAAGGCGTTTTCCACCGTTGCGGTAGGAGGTGTGGGCGTGGATGCCCCCCCCATCCGAGTTGCTGACAGGATCGGGTTCAGGCCTGCAGCGCGGAGGTCCGCGACCTCGCGCTGGTGGGCCGTGTTGCTCATGCGCTCCTGCCATTTGCGATTTTGAGCAGCTGAGTAGAGGTTGAGCCCCGACGAGAGGAGGCTACCGACGCCGCCCACGAGGGCGCCGCCGATGATGCCTCCTGTCGGGTCGGAGGGAATCGAAGCCATGCCCCCCCCAGGATTCGGGAGGGGGGCTTCGTTGATGCTTGCCAGCGCTGGCGCTGGCGGTGACCACGCGGGCACGGCTCCCATGATTGTCGCCTAGAAGTGGTCGATGAAACCGGGGACCGAGTAGGTCGGGAGGGGTCTCGTGCACTCGACCCGGAAGTGGGAGTCGAAGAGGAACTGAGGCTCCGTCTGGACCGCGACCACGCGGTCGACGGGGGGCTGCTCCGCCATGAAGGCGGGGGAGAGGACCGGGAGGTCGGTGAACTCCTGGGCGAGGTGCCAGGAGTCGAGAGAGCCGCCGGGGATGCCGGACCGGAACTTTCCGGTGATGCGGCTCGGGAAGTAGCGGTACTCCGCCCAGCGCTCCTGGTAGCCGAAGGCGGAGTCGTTGATGGGCTTGGAGGTGGCGGGGTCCAGGACCGACGGGTCCTGGGCGTAAATTTCCTTGTTGTAGACGGGCTGCTCGCCCAGGTGGGCGAAGGCGGGCCAGTAGAAGTCGAAGCGGGTCCGGCGGGACCACATTCGGTGGAGGCCCTGCTGATAGGAGAGATCGGCCCGGGCCATGATGAGGCCGATGATCACCGAGTGCTCGGTGAAGGACTTGGTGAACCCCGTGGAGCCGTTCGCCTGGGCGAAGGCGGCGAGGTTGCCCTGAGGGGACTCGGTGACCGAGGCCGAGGTCTGGGCGATGGGGTTCACGGTGACGGGGAAGGTGCCGCCGCCGAGGAACTCGGGCCGCTGCAGGCGAGCGTCCGGGGAGGTGACGCCGAAGTGGCTCTTGAGGATCTCGGTGTAGCGCGTGCCGCCGCGGGCGTCGCGCTCGAGAAGCTTTTGGATCTGGAAGGCCTCCCGGAGGCGGTTGATGGTGACGGCGGTTGCCTGGGAGAGATCGCCGACGCCAGCGAGGGCGGTGCGGTTGCCCCAGCGCAGGCTGTCGTTATCGACGGCGGAGCCGGGGAGCCCGCCGAAGTGGATCATGTCGTCGGCGTTCTTGGTGACGAGCTCGGCGTTCTGCTCCACGCTCGTCGTGAAGTTGGGAACTCCGTTCCCGGTGATGGTGACGGGGATTTGCCCGCCGAGGGGGACCTCTGTTGCGGGCCCCTTCTGAGGCCAGGGGAGGCAGGAGGTGAAGTAGTCGTGCCGCTTGTTGCGGCGGAAGAGGTTGTAGTCGGCGAGGGGGTCGGGCCCGTCGCCGGTGTTGACTGGAACGCGGGTGTTGAGGTTCTGGTCCCGGAACCACTCGTTCCAGATGAGGTTGTAGGCGCGCAGGTGCAGCGCGGAGACTTCGAGGTTGGGCACGCCCACCGGGATGCCCATGTAGTCGAACGGGCTGTTGATGGCGAAGCCCGAGGCCGAGGCCTTGATGTACGGGATCTCGAAGTCGGTGGTGAGGTTGTCGCCGGGGGAGGTTTCCTCCCCGCAGAACCGCTGCCAGTTGGTCCACAGCAGGCGGTTCGGGACGGCGAAGAAGAAGGTGTCCAGGTGGATGTTGTCCATGATCGGGAAGATCGGGGTCGCGAGGCGGGCGAACATGTGCGCGGACACCTTGAAGGTGTCGCCGGGCAGCGCCTCGTCGACGAAGATCGGGATCAGGAGACCCGAGTCGAAGGT